CTTTATGGGGAAACAAACCGCCCGCGCAGGATGCGATTTTCGGGTTTGGATTTATTCCGGGGTTCTGGTAGGCTGAAAAAAGGAGATGGTGATGATGAAGGCATTGCTGGTTGGCGGTCCCAAGAACGGGGATGCCGTGCATATCAAAGCCGGGGTCGATATTCGGACGTTCCATGAAGGGAAGCAGTTACAATACCGGCGAACTGTCTTCGTGCGTGACGGCATCAGTTGGTACATTTGGACGCACGGCGATCCGCCTGCCGACGATGTGATATTCCAGATGATCCAGAAAGCCGAGATCCCCGCCATCACAGCCTGACCTATTTCAACACCAACCCCAGCCCCGCACTCGCGGGGCTTTTCATTTGCGGAAACGTTTCCGGCTTAACCGTGGCTTGTTCCATCTCCAGAATGGCGACATCGAAGCTTTGTTGTTTCGACTGTCAACCACTCAACTCAGGAGATGCTCATGGCACAAGATCAAGCCCCCAAGGAAATGACTGCCGCAGAAGCGGCCAAGCTGGTCGTTCGCGAAGTCCCCGTCCTGGACAAGGAAGGCAAGAATACCGGCAAGGTCAATGAAATCCCGGTGAAGGCTGCCGAGGTGCTGTCGTTCCGCGACTACGGCGACTACGTAGTGGTGGTGACGAACGACGGCAAGAAGCTGACCGGCAAGAAGGCGGCCAAGTAATGGATCGTCCGGTCATCCCTGCAAGCGGCATCAATCTGCGCGAGGCGGTGGCGACGGAGTTTCAGGACGTTGCTCGCCTGGTGCGCGGTGCGCTGACGCCGGTTGTCTATCCCGGCAATCCCAACGGTTATGTCGACATCGAGGCGCTCTTCGCCGACCGCGTGGTGGTGTGCCGCGACGGCCGCTACTTTTCCTACCCCTACACCATCAACGAGCAGAACCAGGTGGTGTTCGGCAATCCCATCGAAGTGGTCGAGACGTTCGAGCCGGTCGGCAAGGGTGCGGCTGCCGCGCCTGCAGCACCCGGCGGCGGTGTTTTCGTCGAGGCGGTTGGCGAAGCGAGCAAAGGTCGCTGGCTCATCCGCGTCATCAAATCAGGCTTGTCATACAACAACGTCTTCTATTCCGACGCTGTACTGCGCGAGGCGGCCCCGCTGTTCGAGGGCGTGCGTGTGTTCAACAAGTCGGATGCCGAGCACATCAAGGGGCAAGAGCGTGGACAACCTGCTCGGCCGACTGGTCGAGTCGCGTTTCGTCCAGGGGAAGTTGCCCGACTCCGGCGAGATCCAGGCGGTGCTGGAGGTGATCGAGCCGCAAGGTGCGGTCGGCATGAAGATCCGCGAGGCGGATGCGAAAGGCATGAACGATCTGTTCGGCTTCTCCATCGACGCCGAAGGGGTCTCGAAGTTGCAGATGCGCGAAGGCCGCAAGGTGAAGGTCGCGCAGAGCATCAAGAAAGTGAGTTCTGTGGATCTGATCGTCGAGCCCGGCGCGGGCGGGCGGCTGATCCGCATGGTCGAAGCTGTTTCTAACGAAGGAGGTGGTCAAATGCGTCAACTGCTGCTGAACAAGATCAAACAGGTCAATCCCGCATTGGCCGCAACCCTGGGCGACGATGCCTCGGACGAGGCCGTCGAGGCAGCCTACCGCGAGGCGGTCGCCGCCGCTCCCGCTGGCACCAAAGGCGACGTGGATGTGGAAGAGAAGATCCGCATGATCGAGGCGCGCGCCAACATGCGCGTCACCATCGGCGGCTCCAATCTGCCGCAACCGGCCAAGGATCGCCTGCTGACCGACTTCGGCAAGCGCGAAAGCTTCGTTGAGGCGGACGTGACGGCTGCCATCGAGGGTGAGCGAACCTACCTGGCGCGCTTTACCGAGTCCGGCCATGTGGCGCTGCCGTTCGGCAGCGGTGCGCAGATGGAGGATCGCTCGGTGAAGATCGCCGGGATGCTGGACGCCTTCTTCGATCCGAACCACAAGGATCACCGCGCGGCAGGCTCCTTCAAGGAATGCTACATCGAGGTCACCGGTGACCGCTTGGTGACCGGTCGCATGAAGGATGTGGATGTTTCGCGGCTGCGCGAAGCGGCTGGCAGCAATTTCCGCGAGGCGCTGGATTCCACCAGCTTCGCCCAGATCCTGGGCGATGCGATCACCCGCCGTATGCAGGCCATCTACACCGGCATGACCGACCTGCAGGCGTGGCGCAAGGTGGCACAGGTGGGCCGCGCAAACGACTTCCGCACTCAGCACGTCGGCCGCATCGGCGGCTACGGCAATCTGTCGATTGTCGGCCAAGGTGATCCCTACCCGGCGCTGGCGTCTCCGGGTGACGACGAGGCCACCTGGGCAGTCCAGAAGCGCGGCGGCACGGAGAGCGTGACGCTGGAGATGATCAAGAACGACGACGTGCGCGCGATCTCCAACATCCCGCGCGAGATGGCGCTGGCGGCTGGCAATACGCTGTACGAGTTCGTGTTCGACTTCTTCCGCACAAACCCGAATGCGGCGGATGGCGTGGCGCTGTATCACGCCGACCACGGCAACCTGTTCACGGCGGCCCTGGATGCGACCGCTTTCAAGGCTCACCGCCTGGCGATGCAGAAGATGACGCGTGCAGGCAGCGGGAAACGCCTGGCGACTTCGCCCGGTCACATCCTGGTTCCGTTCGACCTGCAGGACACGGCCTACGATCTGTTCGTGCGCGGCACCAACAACGACAAGACGTTCCAGCAGTCGCTCAACCCGGAGATCATCACCGTGGACTACTGGACCGATGCGAACGACTGGGTGACCGTCGCGCCTCAGGACAAGTTGCCGGTGCTGGGCATCGACTTCCTGGATGGCCGCGAAGATCCGGAGCTGTTCGTTCAGGACAACCCGTCGGCCGGTTCGATGTTCACCAACGACCGCGTGGACTACAAGATCCGCCACGTGTACGGCGGCAACCTGCTGGTCGATGCCGAGAAGGGAACCACCAAGGCGGTGGTGGCGTAACGGTAAACCCGTGAGAGGGGGCGTTGTGCCCCGTTGAGAAGGGCGCCCCGGCACCACCCTAATGTGGTGCCGGGTGGGCCAAGCAAAAATTAACAAGGAGAAGCGCAATGAAGAAATGGTTGATTGGTTCCCTGGTTGCAGTGGTGGTGTGCTTCGGCATGCTGGGTGGTGCTGCCTTCGCGGCGACGCCGAATTACTCGATGAGCGTGAACGTCACGCCGATGCCGATCCTGATCTCCGGGCAGCGCACCGCCACGGTGGCCGGTGTGGCCAGCTTCAAGGTACCAGCGAAGATGAAACTGATCGGCGTATCGGCTACGGCGCGCGCCTCGGGCGGCACCACGCCCACCCTGACGGTGGACGTGCTGGCCGCAAGTACTTCCCTGTTGTCGGCTCCACTGAGTGTGACCGCAGGCGCGGTAAGCGAGGCGACGATTTCGACGGCCACGATTGCCGACGAGACGGTGGTCAATATCAACCTGACCATCGGCGGCACCAACCCGACGTGGGATGACATCAGCGTACTACTGACACTGATCCCGTTGTGATTTAGGCGCGCTGGGAGGGCTGATCGTGCTGGCCGATTACGAAACGCTGGTGGCTGACTTCGTGCGGGACGAGGCGTCGAAGCTGACGACCGAGCAGATCGGCCGCGCGATCACCCAGGCGGTGAAACGCTACAGCAAGGATCGGCCGCGCCAGAAGGTGGAAGACATCGCGGCGCCAGGCGGCAATCTGCTGCCGCTGCCTGCCGCCTGGGAGGCGGATTTTTCGCGGGTGGACAGTTTGGAGCACCCCGTCGGCAATGTGCCGCCGACGGTCCTCGGGGCGGGCGAGTGGGCGATGTACGCGACGCCGACCGGGCTGAACATCCAGGTGATGGCGGCGATCACTGCGGCGCAGGCGGTGCGGGCGACCTACACCATTGCGCATGTGCTGAGCGCCGTGACCGACACGATCCCGGTCGGCGACCGCGAGCCGGTGGCGAGCTACGCGGCCGCTGTGCTGCTCGACGAGCTGGCCAGCCTGTACAGCAACGACCAGGACAGCACGATCAAGGCCGACAGCGTGCAGCACATCAGCAAGGCAGGTGAATTCTCGCGGCGCGCAAATGTGCTGCGCAAGCGTTACTTCGACGATCTGGGCATCGATACCAAGCGCAATGTGGCTGCAGGCGCGGTGGTGAATCTGGATCTTCCCAACAGCATCGGCCGCGACCGGCTGACGCATCCGCGCAGGTACCGCTGATGGAGATGCACATCGATCTCGGCACGCTGGCCGCCGTTGGCGATGCCTGGAAACGTGCGCCGGAGATGGTGATCGAGGAACTGACGGCGGCTACTTTCGAGGCCGAGATGTTGCTGGAGCGCGAGACGAAAGAGCTGACGCCGGTGGGTGTGAATGCTGCGCTGCGCGACAACATCCATTCACAGGCCCCGGAGGTGATGGGCGACACGGTGATCGGCGTGATGGGGTCGTCGCTGAATTATGCGGAGCCGGTCGAACTGGGCACGCAGCCGCACGCGGTGAGCGAAGCCGGTGTGCAGGCAATAGAAGACTGGGTGCGGCATAAGCTGGGGATCTCCCCCGAGGATGCCGAGCGTGTGGCCTACGCGGTTGCCTGGAAGATCAGGATGCGCGGCACACCGGGAGTCGGGATGTTCCACCGGGCGATGGCCTGGAGCAGGGAGCAGCTCGACCGGATCTATGAAGCCGCCGCGCTGCGCATCGTGCAGCGGTTGGGAGAAGTGTGATGCCGACGAGGTTGGACCAGATCCGCGCCGCCATCGCCGCGAAGATCGCCGCGGTGCCGGATGCCGGGAAGGTGCACGAGTACGAGCGGTTTGCAAAGGGTGCAAAGGATTTTGCTGCGTTGTATCAGCACAACGGGCAGATCAGGGGCTGGAACATACGACGCCTGACCAAGGCTGAGAAAAGCCCGGTGATCGGCAAGTACAACGTGATCAACAAATGGCGCATCAGCGGCTTCATGAGTCTGGAAGATGCGACGGCCAGCGAGATCGTGTTCGACAACCTGGTCGAGGCGGTGTGCGATGCGTTCCGCACCGACGAGACGCTGGGTGGGGTGGTGGCTTCGACTGTTTTGGAAAGCCCGGATGTCGCGGGCATCCAGGTAGAGGATTCCGGGCCGGTGATGTTCGCTGGCGTGTTGTGTCATTCCGCCAGGCTGGTTTTGTACACCTGGCATATTCAGTAGGAGGGAGGCCTCATGGGTAATTTCAACGATGAACACTCCGGCAAGGGCGGCTCGTATGTCGTCGACAAAGACGGCAATCGCGTACTGCAGGAGCGTACCGCCGTCGCGGCACCGACTGCGCAAGAAACACCGGCTGCCTCTCAGGAGGCCGCATCCACAAAAGTAAGGGGAGCAGGCAATGCCAAGTCCAACTAATACCCGCTTTTGGCGGAAGAAGGTCGTCCTGTTTGGATTGGAGGCGACCTACAACATCGATCCCGTTCTGGCCGGAACCGATTGGTTCGAAGCGCGCAATGTGCAGCTCACCTCCTATGAGGCGGAGGCGCAGGACCGCAACATCGCCCTGCCCTGGATGGGTAACGGGGGAAAGCTGATCGTCGCGCGGCGTCAAAAACTGTCGTTCGATGTGGGCCTGGCTGCCTCCGGCGCCGCCGGTACCGTGCCCAAGATCGGCAAGCTGCTGCGCGCCTGCGGCTGGGCAGAGACCATCACGCCCGCCACCAAGGTGGAATACACGCTGATCTCCGAGGCTTTCGAGAGCGGCACTTTCTACATGAACATCGACGGCGTGCTGCACAAGGGTATGGGCGTGCGCGGAAATGCGCAACTGACGGTCGACGCCAAGGGCATCCCGCTGCTGCGCGTAGAACTGACCGCGCTTTATAC